TTGTCTAAGCCCCCTCAATGTCTTAAACATCTGAGCGTGAGTTGATGCTTGAGTAAATCTCTTTGATTGTTTTTTAGTTGATTCGACAGTATATTTATCATCATCTGCATTCTCGAATGCGGGCGCTGTCTCCTCTTTACGCTTTTCTCGTGTCTTGTGTACCCATCTATTAGGTATTGCGCGCATCTTAGTCCTTAAGAGCTAGTTACTGGTTAGTTATTTCTTCTTTTTGCCTAAGACTTTATCAGCCTTGGCGTCTATCTTTGCCTTGGTTGAAGGTGATAGCTTGCCTTTGTGCTCCATTTCAGATGCTCTACTTTTGGCGTTTCTAGCGTGTGCTTTGTCAGGCATAGGGTACTTTTTCTCACCAGGTAGCCCAAATTCACCCTTGGGGATTTTCTTGCGTTCTTTCGTTGTTAACTTCATTAGTCTCTTCCTTTAGTTTTAGTCCTAGCTTATCTAAATGATAAATAATTTCAGCGATAGCTATAGTTGTAATGTGTTCTATGCCAATAATATCACTGCGTGTTCGTTCTACGAGTTCACCAACTTTCATTATACCTGCGTTCATGAGAGTGGTATAAACCGAAGGGGAGAGTCCTATCGCTGAAACTGGGGTAGAGAGTATGTTTGAGCCCTCTTGCTTCTCATCTATGTCATCCTCAGGAGTACTTTTAGATGATCTTATGATCATCGATCTTAATACATTGATGTTTTCGTGAATTGTGAGGAAAGCTTTATTATCAGATGCTTGATAAGCACCAAACGCGAATAATGCTATGCCTTGGAGAGCACTGGGTAGATCGTCTTTTTTACTTGTATTCATTTATTTCTTTTTCCTCTTCTTAGGTTCTTTGGCCTCAGAGTATGCAATAGCAACAGCCTGATTGACAGGCTTTTTACCTATCTTAACCTCAGTCTCTATGTTCTTTTTAAACCCTGGACTACCAGGTTTTGCGCCTTTAATCAACGGCATTGTATTATCCTTAATTAATAAATGCCCCCATTGCTGAGGGCAGAGTATCATCAATCAGCTTTAAGTAAAGTAATCTTTAAATAAGCGCTGTTTGTTTGAGCATTTGTGCCAAGAGTAGGAGCGGTTAACACAACAGTCGCAACTGATGTATTAGCAAGTTCTAGCACATCTCCCTTGTCACAGTGTACAAACACATCCGCCACAATCTCATTGGCCTTTTGCTCAGGGCTAATAGTCATGTTAGCAAATGTAGAGCCTGGTACTATCAATCCATTTCTGAAAAGCGATAATGTCCAAACTGGCAATGGGCTTGCGATCGGGTTTAAAGACCCACACAAACCTGTTGCTACATCGTACCAACCGGCAAGATTTACAGTTATCTTACCGTTTGCACCTGCCATGCTCACATCAATATTAGATGTTGCAAAGACAGTGTTTTCAAGTGTAACTACCTGTCCAGCTTGGTTCGGCGCAGGAGAAGCAATAAGGTTTTGAGTTTGTATACTGTAAACTTCTGCAAACTCAACAGCTCCAACTGGGGGATGGTCGCCACCACAATTTACACAAGAACCCGGAATACCTTGGGGGCCTTGAATTCCTTGAGGGCCTTGCAAACCATCTTGTCCACGGGGCCCTTGCACACCTTGTTCCCCTTGAACGCCTTGCATAGATTGACAGCAATCACATTTACACTTGTGATGATCGTGTTCGTTACTCATAATTTTTTATCCTTTAATGATGTTGAGAGAAACTTCTAAATTTAAATCTAAGTCTAAATCTACGTCTATTACAACATCATTAAGGCTAAATTTTGTGTAGTTAAGTTATCCTTTAAACCGTAAATCATTCTTGCCGTAATTAGCCATGCTCTGCTCTGGCAGATTGCGTGACGCTCCAGCATGTCTGTAAGTACTAGTTTGCTGAAGAGATTCGCGTTCTAAATATATGTTGTTGCGAGTAGATAGATAGCCGTCAGGCTTCTGAGATGTGTATTTAGCGCCCATTATTTATCCTTTAAATTATGTAAATGCTCAATTACTTTCTTTGTTGCATTACAAAAATCTTGGTCTATTATCATGAGATATTCAGATTCTTCGTAGTAAGGTTGTAAATCTAGATTGTCAGTCACGATATTATGTATCACTTTACAGCGCATAAATCGCACATCTATCATATAAGTATCATCGCCTTCTTTTAATTCACTCATCAGTAACCACAGTCTTTCTTGCCATCTTTTTTGCCGTCTTTCTTACCGTCTTTCTTTTTAGACATCTTCATTTCTTTGCCCATCTTGCTTGACATCTTCTTCTTTTCTGCTGCTTTCATTTTTTACTCCTTGTAATTTATCTACGCGTTTACTTAATTCTTCGAGCAATGCATTTGCACCGAAATGTTTGTTCCAACGTCGCTCTAAAAGCCATGCGTGAGCTTGCCAGCGCTCGGGTGCAGAAGCGATCATATCTGTATGTTCCATGACTTTTTGCATTTCTGCTTTCTTTATGCCCTGCAAAAAGTCAGAATATTCCGATTCAATATGATTGTCTAAATCATCCGCACCTTGGTCTAACCAGTAATATAGCGTGCGCTCTGATATGCCATTGGCTTCTGCAGCTAGTTGATAGGGAACACGTCTTGATATAGCAGATATAATATTAGCTGTGCGTTCGGGCGTAAATTTCGATGGTCGTCCCATTGGTTCGGGAACGTAATCTTTGTGAGACCTTCCAGCCATAGTAGTACTCATCCTTAAGTTATTTGATCAAATCATAGCACGCAAAAAAAATAATGCAAATAAATATAAAAATATGTTGACATGCTGAAATGCTAATGTATAATAGCATCTTATCAACAACAAACAGAGAGATAAGAAAATGAATCATTTTAATGAACAACTAGCAAGAATGTCTTACGAAGATGCTCTTTTATTCCCAGGAGCAGAGATTTCATGCCATGGTGTTGTGACAAAAGACCCTAATTGTAAAATGATGTCTTATTACAAATCAAAGCCAGGATTGCCGACATGCGGGCTGCAGGCAATGTCAGATGCAGAAATTCGTGATATAGCATTACATCAAGATGAATAATAACAGGAGATAAGAAAATGACTGAACTACTACCATGCCCGTTTTGTGGAAATGAAGAAAACAATGGAATTTGTTGGAAAAGTGATAATTATGTTTGCGTATGTTGCGGATCTTGTGGAGCTGAAGGGGCTAATCAGGAAGACGAAGAAGAAGCAATAAAATCATGGAACACTAGAGCAAGATTGAATCACGAAGCAGAATTCTTTCAGGGATGTTTGTACACAAAATATGCAATTAAAGAAGCTATTGATAAATTAAAAACATGGGAAAAGCCATTTTAAGAAAATGAATAGGGCTCAATCAAGAGCCCCATACCTGCTTATTCAACAGATAACTATGCATATCTCGTTTGTTTCAATCCACGCGCTAGGAGAAGCGCGAACTATCAATTCCCTCCAGCTTGGAGGTTAACGCAAGAATCATATATAAAAATGATTCAGTTTTTTTCTAAGCTTTCAGCATGAAAGTTAACATTACAACCCGCGCATTATATCTCAAAATACAAAGAAATCAAATAATAAATAGCCCTACGTTAATAGGGCTACTAGGAGTGGCTCTTTCTGAAAATCTACAATAAAAGCGACAAAATAAAACCGTATGCGATAACTATATTCTGTCTCATTTATATCATAACTCAAAAAGTTAAATAGTCAAACGCTGTTATCAACAACCAGGGCAAACCTACACTAGATGCAAATATTAATGCCAAACTGCTATAAAAATACTTATCCTTCATTCTCCCTAACCCCTTTCCAGTTTACTCACTGCGTAGTAAACAAAATTCAAGACTCTTTGGCAAGCTTTTTAGACCGTTTTGTTCCACATTTTTCACACGCATTTTTACGTAAAATAGCGACAATTATTACAAGCACTACAGCCTCAATTCCGCCCATGCTTGAAAGACTTAATAGACTCGCAATATCTCCTTCTAGTGTCTTAGCTAGATTAATGACAGTCGAAATAAAATCGTAAGAGCAAATTGCAGCAGGTATGGAAACCGCAACATGAGGTTTTGACCGAATGTATTTTTTTATACTTTTCACGACTGCCTCCTTTCATTACTTTATGAGTTCAAAGTGTACTAAATCCCTGAATTTTTCATCATCAATGTTCTTATTTTCATTCCAATCACCTCCGTACCGCACTGAATGTCCCATAAACCCATCATTTTTCAATTTTACTGCTATACCCAATACAAACCCAGCGAACCAGTAGAAACGTTTGAAATTACCCCATTCTATGGGAAATGGCGCTACATCGACTGCAAGAGAAGGTAATTGGTTGTGGTTGCCATGTGGCCAATCCAGTTTTGAATGT